CCATCTGCGATGCGCTGCTCGTCAGAGAAAGCAGGAAGGAGCCCTGCGACAGGGCCGGTCGTGGTCGCGCCCAGAGACTCCGCAAGCCCTCTCATGCCGGTTTCATACGCTGAGTAAGCGGCTGAATTGCTACGCTCTGTCTCGGCGGCACCCGCCGCAGCTTTGGCGCCTTCTTTGGCCATCGCCTCCTGCCGGGTTTGCTGTACTTCCGCCTGACGCTGCTGATCTGCAGCACTCAGCGCCGCATCTCCAGCCGCGCCGCCTACCGGCATGAGCTGGCCGCTCTTCGAATCGAAGATAAACGGACGATCACCATAATCGCGGGCCTGGTAGGAGCGTTGCACACCCTGCTCCGTTACCACAGTGCGGCCATCGCGGGTCACATAGCCCAGCTTGCCGTCTTCGGTGGTGAACGTGGACTGAACGCCGGTGTTGCCTGCTGCGCCATTGATGCCGCCCACCGCCTGAAGCTCTGCAGCGGTCACTGCCTCGGGCATGCCATTCAGGTCAACGCCGGCCTGACCAAGAATACTCTGGGCCACTCGGTAGCGCTGGTTGGCGGTCTCGTCGTCTTGAATCTCAGAGATTGGCCCCTGCCCCTCCAGGGCGCGGCGCAGCAGGTCGAGATTGGTAACGCCCTGCTTCTGTTCGTTCTGAGCGATAGCCTGCTCTTTGCCCTGAATCCCAAGCTCGGCCAGACGGTTCTGGTTTGCCTGCCGGGTCGGCTCGTATTCCGTTTGCAGGTCCAGCAGCCGGTTGCGCGCGCGCCCTGTGTCGATGTTCTGCGCCTGGCCTGCCCACTTCATGCCTTGGCTGATACCGGGCGAAACGCCGCCAGTGTAGAGGTCTTTCAACGTCACCATGGGTTACCCCGGATACATTTGATTGAACATCGCCGCGCCGGTCAGCCCATTCACCAGCCCCTGGCCAGTATTTGCCAGGTTGGTGTAGTAGTTGGACTGGTTGGCCCCGCCCTGCATGGCCAGATTCGCCAGGTTATTCGTCATTGCCTGCCCGGCGCCGGTGATCTGGCCGGAGGCGTTGAAGCCCTGCTGCATCAGGTTCGCCAGCTGGTTCTGGGTGTTGTTGAAGGCGTTGAATTCCCGGCTGTAGGCGTTCTGGCCTTCCTGAGAGGCCATGCCCTGAGCGTAGCCGGTCAAGTCCTTCAGAGTGGACCCGGAAAGCAGATTTCCCCGAGCGGCCGCGCTGTTTTCCAGCGTCTCTTGCCCCTGCTGCAGCCGGAACTGGTAACCCGGGTCGTTGACCAAGTTCGCCAGCACATTCTGATAATCAGGCTGGTTGCCGATATTGCCTTGGTACTGGGTCAGAGATTCCCGGCCGGCCTGCGCATAGGGCGTGAACTGCTGGCGAGCCAAGCGCATTTGCTCTTGCTGCAGCATCACTGCCTGCTCGATAGCGTCCGCCATCGCGTCGGCGCCTTTGCTGGCGCCCCATGCAGAAAGTCCGCCACTGGCAAGGCCGCCACCCAAAGCGGCGCCCATTACTCCAATAGCCATGATTATCTCCTACGGGGATTCGAGTGCTTCCACTCGGGAAATGAGGTCGTCAATCTGTGTTTGCTGTTCGGTAACGGTGGCTTGCAGCTTGTTGTGCTGGCGCACCAGCTCGGCCACAAAACGGAACCAGGTGATGCTGATTCGCAGGTCTGCGCGGCCCTCAATGAGCGGCTCGCCCTGGCCGGGATTGTTAACGGGCATCAGCGTTCAGTCCTATGACGATGAATGGCACCTGCTGCGCCACACGAAAATGGCAGGCCACCTGCCGGAACTGGCCGAGCCGGCGCCAGATGACACGGGCGTCGTACTTGCCGACCATCTTCAGTTCGCGCCACTTGGAGTGCCCCCAGGTGTACCCGTTGTCCCGGGAAAGTCTCAGGATGCAATGAGGTTTTACGGTCGGGGCGTCGTATTCGTTGATGGGCTCACCTGCGGTTCCCGCTCCAGCCTCAAGCCAATCCAAAACGCCGCCCGGATAAGGGAATTCCGGCTTGAGGGCGCCAACACCTGTGCGGCAGATCAGCTCCAACCGGTCAAGCACCAGCCGCCGGTGGTTGTCCGGGTCAGTCAGGTACGGGGTATAGAATTCAGCGAAATCAGGGCTGAATGCGTGGGACAGCTCCCACACCTCACCGGTGATAGCGTCACCCACCAGGGTCTTGCCGAAGCACACGGCGCTGAACCGGGCCCGGTGCCGTGTTTCTGCCTGGCCAACACCGGAGCGACGCTCAAACCAGATAGGCGAACCCAGGCGCTGTGATTCTGTCAGGTCGTAGCAAAACGTCCGGTCATAGGCTGGGCTTGCCACTTCGTAAATCGTGTGGCCGTCCAGCGTGTAGCAAAACCCTTCGGCGTCGGTCCACTCGCTGATTGCGGACTCAATGTTGGGAGTGCTGATTCGCTGCGGCTGATAGCCGGACATGGCCCGAAATGACCCATCAGCAGCATGAAAGAACAGCACACCATCCACTTCCGCCAGGCTGGCCCGGGACCGAATACCCATGCGCTGGCCTGAACCCTGAATTGGCGAGAATCCATCCGAAGAAGGCGCCCAGAACTCGGCGGTCTGCGTGCCAAATACCGCTACCGAGTCGCCCCGGCCGTAAACGGCCACCACCGGGTCCGGCAGCTGCTCTGCCGTGGCAAAGTTCAGCCCGCTCCAGGTCAGCCCGTCATACAGGTCAGACCAGAAGAACTTACCCTGTGAGTCAGCATCCTCGACCACAAAACGACCCGCCACAAAAGCGGACGTGTAGGCCGTGGGATAAGCCGAATCCAGGATGTTCTGCAGCACCTCGGTCTCAACGTCATAGATGAAGCCCGCATCGCCGGCGGCAATATGGATCTGCTTGCCGTTGGTGCTTATGCCTACCGGTCCGCGACCGTCAACATAGGTGAATGAGTTCACGGTGTAATCCGCATTGACGCGGTACAGCACTGGCCCGGCCACGACATACAGCAGTCCGCGCACCTCAATCATTCCCCTGACAGGCTTGTCGCCACCTAGGTCAACAAAGGAGTTGAGACCAGGGCACGAGCGCAGCGCATACTGGCTACGCCCCCGAGGGGTGGCTTCTGGCTGTACGTTCACCAGATTCTCCACCCCCACCGTTTTGTCAGGGTGGGCATTGAATGTCAGGCCGATAGGGAGCTGCATTAGTCAAAGGTCTGCGTGTATTTGCGACGGCCTGCGTCCAGAAGCCCTTCATCGAAGGTGGCGCCCGTCATGTCGTCCAGAGAAGCCTGCAGCGTCATCTTGCCGCGATAGGCCCGATCCACGGTTTCCGGCTTCAGCTGAATCTCATAATCGTCCGCAAGGCGTACTGCGAGGTTGTTGATGATGGCCTCCACTTGGAGCAAGTCATCAATCGTGTCTGTTCGTAATAGCGGCAATGACAAGCCAAGGTCACAGTCCTCTTTCGCCCACTGAGCAAGCATGCCGTTCATGGCTTCAAGGCCGTCACTGACATCCTTCGCTTGCGGGTTCTCATCTGCATCGATGATTCCCATGCGCTTGAACGCTTTGTGGACGATCTCTGTGCCGTTAGCCATCTGCCTTCTCTACAGGTTGTTTGCTGCGGCGCTTAGCCGGTGCTTTTTTGGCTGCAGGCTTTTCTTCAGCCTTGAGCTTGGCCGGCGTATCTACCCAGCCCTCTCCGTCCGGAATCAAATCCGGATGGTCGAAAATCTTCCGCTCTACTTCGCCCTCGCTATCGCGGCGGTAGCGGCAAGTCAGTTGCTTTTTCATTGGGATCTCCCAAAAGAAAAGGGGCCCCGAAAGGCCCCTTTGTCTCTACTGCCAGATTTAGCCGGTGCGGCGTACAGCCAGCTCCGGATAGATGGCTTTCACGCCCCACAGCATGTCCAGGCGGATGATTTCAACATCGTTCACGATGTCGTAATCCTTGATCACCCGGATGTTGTAGCCGTTGGCGCTTTCCTGCGCTTTCCAGTTGGCGCCGTCCGGCATTTCCAGCGGACAGGTCACCAGACCGAACGCATTTTTGTGGAAACACAGGTTCTGTGCGTACTGACTGCCAGCGGCGCCCATCACAGTGATGGCAGCATCGTCAGCCGGAACTGAGTTCACGGTCTGGTATGCGCCGTCAGTGATGATGGCGGGACTGATGGTCACGGTTGCATTGCCGGTGCCGTCCGCACTCACGGCTGACTTCACAACGAACTGCTGCAACTCGCCGGTGCTCTGACGGGTGCGCGGGTTCACCGCGTACACATCAGCGATAGTGAACACGTCACCTGCATTCAGCACAGCAGCAGAAGCAGTCCAGCCATCGGTTGCCAGGGTCTGCTCACCGGTATCAGCAACAGATGCATAGGTCACATCCTGATTAGCACCATTCACGAGCGGGGTGCCACCATGGGCGCCCACGGTGTGGTTCAGGATGTGCTGGCTGCGGTAGTGGTCCATGGAGGCATACATGCCAAGGGCGCCACGCTCCAGGGCCGTCTTGGCCTTTTCCTGGACGTAAACGCCTTTGAGTCCGTCTGCCAGAGACCAGCCGGCGTTGGGGTTCCACACCCCGTGACGCATGCCATCGTCCGGAACAGCGCCGTTATCCATGCGCTGCGCCACGGCACCGAGGTGCGCGAAGGTGCTGGGCGGAGTGCCCGGAGTGCCCACATTGTTCCAGAGCTGGCTGTAGAG